ATACACGACTTGCAAAAATGGAAAGACGAGATCGTAAACGAAGGAAAGCACTTGAACGAAAAAACGCCATCTCTTAAAAAGTATAAACGAAAAGACTCTTACGGTTTTGATATAGATGATAATTTATCTTTTGATGAATATTGGAGTTCGCAAGAACGCATTGAGAAGTTATCTACCGAAGAGTCTTATCGACAAAGAGATGAACGATTAAAAAGGTTGAATACACCAACGGATACTGATTCTACAAAGAAAGGAGAGTCAGAGTGAAGAAAGAATTGAGAAAACTAAAGATGATATGCAAACTCCATAAGCAGCGCCTATGTAAGCAAATCCGTTTCGTTTAACTCTTTTTTCGATTGATTGTTTTAAGTGTGTCATTCGTAAATTATTTAGTACGAAATGATATGATATCCTACTACTATTTATTGTCATTCTGACAAGGCATTCAAAAAAAATTGGAAAAAACTTTTTCAACCTGTGAAGGGTATAAATAATACTATGAAAGAGAAAAAGAGTAAAACTCTCGGAGAGAGATTACCAGAAACTACAATTGCTGACAAACTCTTTCGTGCTGCTGCACAAAGAGCGGCGAGAGAAGCAAGAGAGAAACGCCAAAAATGAAAACATTTAAACAAGTTGAAGATATAGATTGTATTTGCGAACAGCAATATAAAGACTTAGAAATTACTGAAGCAGAATATCAAGGTAAGAAGGTTAAACTCAATGACCCGATTCGTGGTGGTTCTAAGAAGTTTTATGTTTATGTCAAAGATGGTGATAAAGTTAAGAAAGTATCTTTCGGTGATACAACAGGTTTATCAATTAAGCGTGATGATCCTGCAAGAAGAAAATCATTCCGTGCAAGGCACAATTGCGATACAGCAAAAGACAAGACAACAGCAAGATATTGGTCTTGTTATCAATGGCGTGCAAACGCACCAGTCAATAATTAAATGTTAAGACTCTTAGGGAGTCCTTTTATTGCATTTTTTATATCTATCTATTCAGTTGCAATCTTTGGTGAATTCATACAAGAGAACGGTATGATTACTGAGGAGTTCTTAGTAATATGGGGATTGGTACTTTTATATATAGTGGTGTCGTTTCTTCAGAGAATCGCTAGGTAGCAGAGGTAGAATACTCTTCCAGGTTCTTTCGCACTTTTCTTTTATATAAAGCAAATAGAATATAATAGAAAGGATAAAGCAAAGGAATACGATAACAATGCTTACCTCTCACAATCAATACATTCCAGAACCAACTACCTTCTATATGGCTAAATCCTACACAACCTTTAATCATATCTCCCTTTCATTATAATACATGGTCGGAGTGCCAAGATTTGAACTTGGGACCCCCTGGTCCCAAACCAGGTGCGCTACCAGACTGCGCTACACTCCGACTATGTATTATAGATAATAAATTAATAGTCCTAAAACACTAGAGGAAAAAGTACAAATATTTGTGGTCATAATTGCATATTCTTTCCAAGATATACCGACACCAAACCACAATGCACTTGCGGTCATTAAAGTAAAACTACTCCAAGGGTGAATATCAATCGCTGCCAGAAATACTCCTACAATAACTGCAAAAGTACCTGACCATTTAAGATATGTTATTATCTTCGATTCATTAATCATTAACTTAGTATCATATAAACTAATACTACTGGTAAAGTAAGTAAAATTATTTCCATTATTCTTCTCCTTCGCTTGTGTTAAAACCTTTTGTGTAAGGATCATGAGCGGCCTGTGCTTTTTGTAAAGCAGAATAATCATCTTCAGTTTTTTCATCATGGTAGTACATCATCAAAATTGTATAATGAAGTGCTTTCATAAGATCATCACGATTATAACCTTTCTTCTTGCCATACCTCATAAGGTATTTGATAGCATTACCTTGACAAAACTCTTTGCCAATTTCTAGGTCTTTTAAAATTTCTTGAACCTGTAATCCTGATTTATTACTATAATGTTGTTTATAGGTTCTATCAATATATCTTTTTAATTCTAAAACATATTGACCTTCTCTAAACTTCATATCTGGCATAATATTCTCCTTCTAATTCTTTTTCATATTTTCTATTTTCTTCTTCTTCATCATAAGAGTTGATAACATCTTCATCAACATACTCACGAGCAATCTCAGCAATTTTTTCTACATCAAATTCTACATCTGGCATATTTAATGTTTCTTGAAATAAAAAACTACTTAACGATTCCTCTGTAAAATGTTTTTTCTCATAAGCATTTGCAATCTCAGCGACTGACTGTGCTGTTTCTATCATCTGTTTTGTAGGTAACATTTAAACTCTCTCCCTTTTAATTAATTTATTTTGTGATCTTGTTATATTCAGATTACTAGTTTTTCTTACTTGATCGCCAACCCAATCAGGATCAACGCCTAGAAGTTTACAATAATATTCAAACATAGGATCTTTCTTTAGAATCCAGTCAAGTGCCTCGACTTTATGTTTTAAATATTTTCTACTAAGACCTGTATATCTAGCATCTTCGATGGCCTGTGATATAATGGCAGTTACAAAATTTTGTGATGGTGTCATTATGAATAGTCCTCCACATAATCATTTAAATCTGAAAATTTATGTGATAGATCAACGGTATCGACTTCGATACTTTCATCATTATTCTCATTAAATTTTTCTATTACATCATTCATTTCAGTTTCTGCCTTATTCAGAATATCTGAAACTTTATCTTTTAGTTCTTCGTGTGTCATTATGCAACCTCCTTTAACATTGACATTGGCACTCTATAAGATTGCCCAGTAGATTCTTTTTTTACAATACATCTAGTTCTATTAATTTTTTCAATAGTACCTAAAAAGGTTTCTCTTGAACCGTTGACTCTGACTTTTGCCCCAACGGTAAACATCATTCTTGCAGCAGCGCCAGCAATTGTGTTCAGTTCTTTTTGTCTATTTCTGACAGCATTAATAACAGATACAATATCTTCACTTTTTAATTCAGATATTGCCATCAAGGTATTTTTTAAGTTAGTATTCATAATGTAGTTTCTCCTTATATTGAAATTTCGAATATATCTTCTTCAGATAATCCGATTGATTTACCTAGTTCAATTGCCTTGTCGGCATAGGTATTTTCGTCACCTGGATATTGTCCAGCAAGACAAGCATTGTATTTTGAAATATTATCGTTTATTTCATCCATGGTAGATTGAACATCTATTGTAGTATCAAATGTAGTATTCATTTTTTTTCTCTTTCTGTTAATGGTTAATTATTATTTGATTTTGTAGTCTTACGATTAGTTTATCTAAATCTAGATTGTAAACATGATCGTAAGCGTCTTTTTTTAACTTTTTAGCATAATCTAGTTTATCAAAAACTGTTTTACACTCGTTAAATTCTTTGAACACTCGGTTTTTTGATTTGTATTGAAAATTACTCATTATGCAGCCCTCACTAAGTCTTTAATTAATTCAATTTTTCTTTCAATTTGAAGTTTCTCATCAAACGATCCTTTATATGTTTGACCAGTTGAACTTTCCCAAAGTTTTTTGGCAAACTCAAACTGTTTTTCGTATCTACTATCTTTCATAATGTTTTTTCTTTCTTTTCTTTGTTAATATGTCTTTATTTTACACTATTATTTCGGTAGATTCAAGCACTTTCGGGCGAATATGCCCGATTTATTGTCAATAATATCAAGGGTTTACCCGAAAGTTGTAAAATGTGTCAAAATATCGCAGAAAACTGCGAAAAACACTAAAAATGACGAAAAACTGCGAATTTTTCGGTCTAATTCAGTTGATTTTTAGGAATTTCACTAGAATTTATGGTGTGAAACCCATTTTTTACCGAATCAATGGCAACTTCGAGAAATTTTGCCGTATCTTCTTCACCTAACATGGCAACATACGAATCAACAATCACTTTAAAACACATAGAAACTGTTTCCATTTCTTTTCCTGGGTGTTTTGATATAATATCGACCATATCAACCTTTGCTTCTAACATAATTAATTCTTCTTCACTCATATTATTATTATACACTATTTCAGGTTAATTGTAAAGCAGTCTTATAAATAGTTTGTAAAGAAATTTCAAGGAATCAAAACTATGTACGAGTATAAATGTAAAATATTAAAGGTTGTTGATGGAGATACAGTTGATGTAGATATTGACCTAGGATTCGGCTGTTGGTTAAGAGGTGAAAGAGTCCGTGTTATGGGTATTGACACACCAGAATCAAGAACTAGCGATAAGGTTGAAAAAGTATTCGGTTTAAAAGCAAAAGAAAGATTAAATTCACTTTTAGGAACCGATGCAATCTTACAAACACAGGTAAGTAAAAATGGCGAAAATATGAAAGGCAAGTTCGGTCGTATTCTCGGTAATTTTTTAACGGAAGATGGTAGTAAAATTTGTGCTGATATTTTAGTACAAGAAGGACACGCTGTACATTATACTGGTGGGTCAAAAGACGCTATTAATGATCAACACATGAAAAATAGACAAAGGTTGGTTGATGAAGGTGTTGTGCCTTGTCCTCCTGGTATGTCATCTAAAAATCCAGAGAATGAAGCAGTTAAAATAGCAGTTAAAGAAATTGAAGTACCTAAACCTGTAAAAAAGAAAAAGAAAAAATCTAAGAAGTAAAGGAAATTATTATGTTTAAATTTATTCAAGAAATATTTTTTCCAGCAGAAGTTAATAAACCTGCTAAGAAAAAAGTGGTAAAGAAAACAGTTAAGAAAAAAAAGAAAAAAACTGCTAAGAAAAAATAATGAAAGGTCAGTTTATCGTCAGGATAGAAACTTCTTTATTAGAATTTTCTGATTATAATAATATACCTGATAAATTTGACAATGTAGTTATTTTTAAACCAGAGTATCCGCCTTCTCCTCATAGTGAGGAAGATCACGCATACATAGAAACTTTTGATTCTAAATTAAAAGAGTTAATGAAAAGGGAAACAAATGCCAGCGGTAACTAGAATTGGAGATGCTGATGTCGCTCATTGTAGCGGTATGACAAGAGCACAAGGTTCTGGTGATGTTTTTGCAAACAGTATTGCTGTATCAAGACAAGGTGATAATAATACTACTCACTTATTGCCTGGTGTTCCTTGTCCTGCTCACGCTGCACCAATAGCGTCAGGTAGTTCAACTGTTTTTGTAAATGGTAAAGGGTGTGGTCGTGTTGGTGATGGTATATCAGGTTGCACCTCTGTGGCCGCAGGGTCAAGTAATGTATTTGCTGGTGGTTAAATAATCGGTATAAATATTGTAATAGGAGAGATTACAAATGTCAAGATATGACGCAACACAAAGTAATGAAAGTAAAAGAAGTGCTAAAATTTTTAAGGACTTAAACTTAGACTTTCAACAAAATTCTGCTACAAAAGATATAACTAAAATTACAGATGTTGAAGCAGTAAAAAGAAGTGTTCGCAATCTTATAAATCTTAATCATTATGAAAAACCTTTTCACCCGGAAATAGGGTCTAATTTGAGAGCGATGTTATTTGAATTAATTACTCCTCAAATGAATCATGTAATTTCAAAACAAATAGAATTGTTAATTAAAAACTACGAACCGAGAGCAAGATTAGTTCAAGTACTAACTAAACCTAAATTTGATGAGAATGGATATGCTTGTCAGATATCTTTTTATGTGCAAAATTATCCAGACCCGGTAATAGTAGAATCATTTTTAGAAAGACTAAGATAATATGGCAACTAAACTAGATATATCAGAATTAGATTTTGATACGATAAAAGCAAACCTCAAAACTTTTTTATCTCAACAAGACGAATTTACTGATTATGATTTTGAAGGTTCTGGAATAAATATTCTTTTAGATGTTCTTGCTTACAATACTCACTATAACGCTTTCAATGCTAATATGTTAGCAAATGAAATGTATCTTGATAGTGCTGATTTAAGATCAAGTGTAGTTTCTTTAGCAAAACAAGTTGGATATACTCCGACTAGTGCTACGGCCGCTTCTGCAATTATTGATGTAACCATAAACAATGGTTCTGGTGCTTCTGTTACCATGTCAAGAGGAACAAAATTTACTACAACTGTGGATGGCACTTCTTATTCTTTTGTTAATAATGCAGATGTTAGTATTATACCCGCTGACGGTGTTTACAAATTTGATAACTTAGAAATTTTAGAAGGCACATATTTAAACTACAAATATACAGCAAGCACATCGGACATAGATCAAAGATTTATTATACCTAACGACAATGTTGATACCACAACATTAACTGTTAAAGTTCAAGAGTCATCCTCTGATTCTACAACAAATACATTTACACTTGCTGATGGTATTACAGCATTAGATTCTACTTCTAAAGTTTACTTTTTACAAGAAGTTGAAAATGGAAGATATGAAGTTTATTTTGGTGATGGAATTTTAGGTAAAGCAATTGCTGATGGTAATATTATTATATTAGATTACATAGTCACCAATCGTACAGCAGCAAATGGTGCTAGTACATTTACACTTAACGGAGATATTGGTGGATTTACAGATGTTACCATCGTAACAGATACAAATGCTGCTGGTGGTACAAATCCTGAATCTATTACTTCAATTAAATACAATGCGCCAAGAGATTATACAGCACAAGATCGTGCTGTTACAGCAGACGATTATAAAGTTTTAGTTAAGAGTTTATATGCAAATGCTCAATCAGTTCAAGTTTATGGTGGTGAGGATGCTAGTCCTGTTGCATATGGTAAAGTTTATATTTCTATTAAAGCAAAGTCTGGTTCTAATTTAACAACAGCAACAAAAACAAGTTTAGTTTCTCAATTAAAATCATATGCTGTTGCTTCGGTTACGCCTGTTATAATTGATCCAGAAACAACTTTCATAACTCTTACTACAACATTTAAATATAATTCTGGTTTAACTACAAAAGCACTTTCAACACTTAATACAAATGTTTTAAATACAATAACAAATTATAATAATAATACATTGGAGAATTTTACTGGTATGTTTAGACACTCTGAATTAGTCGGATTAATTGATGATACCGATTCATCTATTTTAAGTAATATTACCACAGTTAAGATGTATAAAGAAATTACACCTACTTTAAACTCTGGTTTAAAATATACACTTAACTTTAACAATGCATTTTTTAATCCACATTCTGGTCACAATGCAAGTGCTGGTGGTATAGTTTCTTCATCAGGTTTTAAAATTAATGATGATAGTTCTACAAATGAACATTTTTTAGATGACGATGGTGCTGGTAATATTAGAGTTTATTATCTAAGTGGCACTACAAGAATTTATACAGACTCTACTTATGGTACTGTTGATTATACAACAGGAGAAATAATTTTAACATCAGCACACTTAACAAGTATTTCAAATGTTGATGGCGCTGCTAGCACAGTAGTAAGAATATTTACTATACCTAATTCTAATGATATTGTTCCTGTTAGAAATCAAATTTTAGAAATTGATACGGCCAACTCATCAGTAAACGGTAGTGTAGATACAATTGAAAGTGGAAGTTCACAGGCAGGAACAACTTATACAACAACTAGTAGTTATTCATCAACATCTGGATCAGGATATTAATGGATAAGAATGACTACATTTAAAAAAACTCATAAGACAAAAATAAAAAATCAAATAGGATCACAGATACCTGAATTTGTAGTAAGTGACCATCCTAAATTTTTATCATTTCTTGAGTCTTATTATCTTTTCATGGAATCTGCTGAGATTTCGTTAGAGTCAATTACAGCAGCAGATAGACTTCTTTTAGAAACAGAAACAACTACCGATAGTTATATACTACTTAACCAAACAGATAAAAATGGTTTAGATGAAGGTGGTAGTTTAGTTCAAGAAGAAAATACTTTCTCTGGTTCTTTTGTAAGAGGTGAAATTATAACTGGTGCAACTTCTGGTGCCACATCAACTATTTTATCAGAGGATATCATAACAAATTCAAGATTATTTATTTCTTCAAATAATGCTTTTAAAACAGGTGAGATCGTAACTGGTGCTAACTCTGGTGCGACTGCAACTGTAAAAAAATATCGTGCAAATCCTGTAGAGAACATTCAACAATTATTAAACTACTCTGATCCTGACCATACGATAAGTGATTTCTTATCTCAAATGAAAGAGGAATTTTTAAATACAATTCCTACAAATATGGATGCCTCAATTGATCAAAGAAAACTTGTTAAAAATATTAAATCTTTATATCGTGCAAAAGGTACGGCAAAAGCAAATCAGGCATTTTTCAAAATTTTATTTAATGAAGATTCTGTAATCTATACACCTACCGATGATATGTTAAGAGTATCAGATGGTAAATGGAATACACAAACATTTCTTCGTTGTACACAAACAACAGCACAATCAGTTAATGATCCTATTGAATTAGTTGGTCAGACAATTACTCAAGCAAATAATCCTTCAAATGCAAGTGTTAGTGAAGCAACAGCAATTGTAGAAAATATTTTAAAGTTTCAAGAAGGCACAACTCAAATTATTGAAATTATAATTAATGAAGATACAACAACAGGAACTTTCGTAAACGGTGAAGTAGTTTCTGGTGTTAGTAATGTTAATGAAGATTTAACTGTTAAATTAACAGTAAGTCAAGCACTATCAACAGCAACAATTACAAACGATGGAAGTACACTAACAGTAGGTGATGAAGCAACTCTTTCAGGTGGTGCTGGTTCAGGTGGTAGGGTACAAGTTTTAGATATTTCAGGTGCAGGTGTTACCGAAGTTATTACTAATGCTGCAGGAACAGGATATCAAGAGGGTGATACAATTACATTTAGTTCAGGAACTGCTGAAGCAGAAGTTTCAGTTGTCAATGGTGGTTTTGCACCAGAAACAGGAAGTGTAGATATTCATGTTGAATTAGAAAGTGGAACAATTTCAGGTTCAGGATCTGGTGATCTACTATTAGAGGATGCTGTTGATAATGGTCGTGGTGGTAAATTTTTAGACTCTGCTTCACAAATGGTTGATAGAGAAATTAAAATAGAATTAGAAGGTAATGGTGGTTATGGTACAGGACATATTTTATCAGAGGAAGATGATGCTTCAAAAGCAGAAAGATTTTATATTGTTAATCAAGACTCTGAACCAGATGTACCTTACAATATAGAAGCAGATGAACATATTGTATTAGAAGATTTAACTCAAGTAGGAGATAGATACTTAGGAGATAAATTAGTTCAAGAAAATACAACAGGTTCTGGTGATATAACAGATATTAGAATGATCGCAAGTGGGTCTGGTTATACAACTTTACCTACAGCAACAATTTCTGGTGATAGATTTATTGCTTTAGAGGATGCTACAGATACTACACCTGACGGAATAAGTAGAATAGAATTTGAAACTGGTGGACAAATGCTACAAGATACAGCATTTGATGGTGCAAGTGCAACTGTAATTCCTTTTGGTGATGAAATTGGTCGTGCAACTTCATTAACTATTATTGAACACGGTATAGATTATACATCAGCACCATCATATGCATTTCCAAAATATGCTGTACTCAAAACAGTTTCAGGAACGATAAGTGCTGATGAAACATTTACAAGTAATATTAGTGGTGCAACAGGAACCGTTGTTGATTTTACAGCACCTCTTCTAAAATATACAGCAACAACTAGTGAATTAGAAGTTGGCGATACAGTTACCTTTTCTGGTAGTACAACAGCAACTGTATCTAAATCAGATAACCTTACAGGTTCAGGAACAATAGATACTGCAATTACAACTCAAGGTAGATATTTAAATCAAGATGGACATATATCTGAGGGTTCTAAAAAAATTCAAGATAGTTTATATTATCAAGATTATTCTTATGTAGTTAAAGTTGCTCGAGATATTGCTGAGTGGCGTGACGCTTTAAAACGAGCAGTACACCCATCTGGATTCTATGTAACAGGACAGGTTGATATTCAAACTAGATTAAATGGTAAAATTAAATCTCCTGTGGCAGCAACTCTATCTGGTGGATTATTCTCTGGTACATCTGATAGTCCAATCTACATGAGATTAAATACTCTATTCTCTACATTCTTTGGTAGAAGAACAGGAGTAGGATTAAAATCAATGAGTAATGGTGTTGAATTAGATGGTAAAACTAAAGTATCTTCAGCAGTGGCGAGAACAGGTATTGCTGTAGAACCACAAAATGATTATAGAGATACAAACACAAATACACAAAAAGAATTAAACTTGTCTCCAGAAACAACTATTGAATTAGAGAAACGAAATCGTAATAGTTTCTACTCTCTAAATAGTTATACTGCAAGAGGTACAAGTGTAAGTAATGGATATGCATATGCAGGTCCTAGATTAAAAACATTAAGTAGATTTGGTCTATCTGCTTATGCAGCAAATAACGCAATAGTATTAGAGGGTGGAACAGAAACAGGAAAAAGTGAGTTATTACTAGAAACTTCTATGGGAGGCGGTGTTTTACAGATCGAACACGGTGCTTCTTTTAGTACAACTCTTAAAGATTGGGCAAATTTAAGATTTACGGGTTCATTAAATACTTCAGTAGATGGAGAAACAGTCAGATTATCTGATATTAACGGATCTACTTCGAATCAAAATCATAAAACTAATTTAACTTTTCCTGCTGAAGTAACCACAACACCTACTTAATCCGTTATAAATAATAGAAAGACAAACATTTAGACTTATGGGAAAAAACAATGGCAGCAATAATCACAAACAAATTTAGAATAAATAATGCTGAACAATTTTCAGAATCTTTTTCTGAAACTGCGTCAGAAACATATTATTTATTCATAGGTCGTGCTCATTCTTGGGCATCCGACGCCGATGTACAAGGCAACACAATAGACGAGGGAACAGACGCTTCTCCACCTACACCTAATGATGATATAACTTCAGAATTCTATGCTTATGATGATATGATCGGTGCAAAAATCATAACATCTTCGGATGTATCATTCTGTATACCAAGACGAGATTGGACAACAGGAACAACTTATGATATGTATGAACATAATATTAGTTCAGGAAATGCTGCTAATAGTGGTGCAACTAATTTATTTGATTCTACATACTTTGTAATGAATAGTGCTTATGCTGTTTACAAAGTTATTGAAAATGATGGTGCAACTGCTTCGACAATAGAACCAACTTCTACATCAAACTCAATTTTTGAAACATCTGATGGATATAGATGGAAGTATATGTACTCTTTAACATCTGCTGAAACTCTAAACTTTATGTCAACAGACTTTATTCATGTATCAACAGATTCTACCGTATCAGCTGCTGCCGTTGATGGTGCGTTAGATACTGCTTTGATTGTTGCTGGAGGTTCTAACTATACAGTTTCTGGTGGTGGTACTTCTGGAACAATTTCTGCTATTCCAATTCGTGGTGATGGTTCATCTGGTGTTGCTTCAGTTACAGTTGCTTCTGGTGCGATCACTGCTGTTTCTATTACAACTGCAGGAACTGGTTATACTTTTGCTTATATTCGTAATGCAGATATTATTGCTGCTACTAATGCAGGTGGTGGTGGTTCTGGTGCAAACATAAATGTAATTATTCCACCTAAAGGTGGACATGGTAAAAACGCTGTTGAAGAATTAGGCGGATTTTATGTTATGTTAAATAAATCACTAACTGGTCTTGAAGGTACTTCAGATATTACAGTTTCAAATGACTTTAGAAGAATAGGACTTTTAAGAAATCCTACAAACTTTGGAACAACAACGGTTGCAAGTGCAACTACAAGACGACAACTTTATGCTGCTATCTTCTCATCTGTATCAGGAACATTTACTGCTGATGAAGAAATTAATCAGGCGTCAACTGGTGCTGTAGGTAAAGTTGTAGAATATGATTCAACAAACAAAATTCTTTACTATTATCAAACTAGATTTCCAGATGTAGGAACAGACACTAATGGTAATCAAACTGCTTTCTCTGGTGCAAATGCGATCACAGGACAATCTTCTAGTGCTTCTGCTACACCTAATACAAGTAATTCAACTACTACAAATGGTGCGGTATTCTCTAGTGGATATTCAAACCCAGAATTTGCTTTTGATTCTGGTGATGTGCTTTATGTAGAAGAAAGAAGTCCAATTACTAGGGCGTCTGACCAAACAGAAAATATAAAATTAATTATTGAATTTTAAAAGACAAGGATATTAAATGCCATCGAAAACTGATTTTAATGTTAGTCCGTACTATGACGACTTTTCCGAAAGTAAAGATTTTCATAGAGTAATGTACCGACCTGCTTTTGCTGTTCAAGCAAGAGAATTGACAACTCAACAATCACTAATGCAAAACCAAGTGGAGAAAATGGGTGACCATTTATTCAAACATGGTGCGATGGTTATACCTGGTCAAATTTCTACTGACTTAAACTATTATGCAGTAAAATTAACTTCTTTCACAGGAACACTTGCGAATTATGATGGTAATACACTAACAGGTAATTCGTCAGCCGTTGTTGCTGATGTTGTAGGATATGTTGCAACTGATGGTACTGATCCTGATACACTATTTGTAAAATATAGAAATAGTGGTAGTAGTGGTGTAGCTGAAACATTTACAGATGGTGAAACAGTTACGAGTGGACAAACTGCCGCTTCAACTGCTGTTGTTTCTACAACAGCAACTGGTTCTGCTGTATTCATTGACGCAGGTACTTATTATATAAATGGTTTCTTTGTTAATGTAGATAAACAAAGTTTAGTATTAGACAAATATACAAATGAACCATCATATAGAGTTGGACTAACGATAACTGAAACTTTTGTAACCTCAACTGATGATACAAGTTTATTAGATAACGCAACTGGTTCTTCAAACGCAAACGCAACTGGTGCTCATAGATTCAAAATTGACTTAACCCTTTCAAAACTAGCATTAACATCCACTGCTGATGCTAGTTTTGTTGAACTATTGAGATTAACAGATGGTCGTTTACAAAATATGGTTCAGACAACTGAATACAATCATCTTGAAGATACATTAGCAAGAAGAACTTTTGATGAATCTGGTGATTATACAGTTAAGAATTTTGATTTAGATATAAGAGAAAGTTTACTTGATGGAACAAATAGAGGTATATATGCTTCTACTGTTAAAACCGATGATACTGGAGTTACTCCTACTGACGCTTTACTAGCACTTGGTTTTTCTCAAGGTACTGCATATGTTAAAGGATATGAAATTAGAAAAGTAGGAACTACTTATATTGATCTAAACAAAGCAAGAGATTTTGATACTGACTCTGGTATCACTACAAGATTTAATGTTGGTGCTTTTGTTAATGTTGAAAATGTTTTTGGATCTCCAGATATTAACTTTGTATCTGGTGAGATAGAAAATTATAAAACACTTAGACTTGTTGATGAGGCACACTCTACAAGAGGTACTGTTTTTGGTACTGGTTTAGCATACAATTATGATATTGGTCGTGCAAAGACAAGAGCATTTGAATATAATTCAGGAACTGCTGCAAGTCCTGATTCAGGAACTACAAGTCATTTATCAAATTCATCAACAACCGATGTAGTATTTAAACATTATCTATTTGATATAGAAATGTTTAGTCATCTTAATATTAAAGGATCAGCTTCTGGTGCATTAACAACTGGTGAAACTTTGACTGGTGGCACTTCAGGTGCAACTGGTGTCGTAGAAAGTATTACCACTGCTGTTTCTGTAAATATTACAGGCGCTTCAAGAACATCTCCTGTAGTTATAACAACAGGTGGTCATAATTATACTGAAGGACAACAAGTTTTAATTGCAAGTGTTGGTGGTATGACACAATTAAATTCAAATTACTTTACAGTAAAAAATCCAACTTCAACAACTTTTGAATTATATAGTGCTGCGGCAGCAACAGGAACACCTTCTGCTCTTGATGGTACTGCATATAGTGTATATACTTCTGGCGGAACTGCTGCACATACATCAATTATTTTAAATAATGTTCAAGGATCATTTACTGCGGGTGAAACTGCAACTGGCGGAACTTCTGCTGTTACTGCTGTAGTTCAATTTGACGCTTTTGGTTGCAAAGGTTTTGAGCAAAAACAATTTAATCAAACTAAAGGTATCTCGATGGCAGGTAGTCCTACTTTTACTGCCAATGTTTCTTTAGATAGTGTTAATGGAGACAATAAAGTATTAACTGGAACAATATCAACTGCTTTAAGTTCTCAAGGTAGTTTAGTCTTAGATGGCACAGATGATTCATCAACAAATGCTGGTGATTCAATCGTAACTGAATCAGGAACACCTGGTGGTGAAAATGTAGCAATTGGTTTAGAAGCTGCTTCTGCTGATACAATTGTTGGTTCAGGAACTAAGTTTACAAGTGAATTAAAAATTGGTGATCAAATTACATTTACAGATAATGGTAATAATACTGCTACAAGAATTATTGATAGTATTATTTCAGATACACAAGCAGAAACTACTGTCGGTCTAGGAGGCAGGGATGCTACAACAGTTTCATTTACTAGACAAAGAACGAAACTTCAAGACGCTGGTAAAAATTCAGCAATTTCTAAATTACCTTATAATGTTGTTAAAACTTTATTAACAGATGACAACTCAAGTGTTAGTGATACAAGTTTTAAAATTAGAAGGCAATTTGTTTCAACATTATCAAGTTCTGGTACTGCAACATTAACTGCAGGTACTAACGAAATATTTACTGCTTTTGATAATAAAGATTATACCGTATCAATTATGTCAACTGGTTCTGGTTCTACTGGTGCTGCTGGTGATGTAATTTCATTATCCACTGGTAGTGATTTTACACTTGGTGGTTCACCAACAGGTAAAACATTAACGATAGATTTAGGTAGTGGATACAATGGTCATAAAATTAAAGTTATTGCTACAATATCTGCTTCAGTTGTTGGTGCAAAAACAAAAACTTCAACTTCTGGTACTCAAACAGTAAACACATTAGCACTCGTAAAGAAAGATGTAAGTTTAGGAAAAGCAGATATTATTTCTTTAGATGGTGTCTATATGGCTGCTGATTTTAGCACTGCTGCAAGCACAAGTAATACAAATATTACTGATAGATATATATTGGATAATGGACAAAGAGATAACTTCTATGATGTTGGTCGTATCAAATTAAAATCAGGTTCTCCAACTCCAACAGGAAGATTACTTATTGAGTTTACTTATTTTGAACATGGCACAGGAAACTTCTTTAGTGTTGATAGTTATTCAGGTTCAGATTATGGATCAATACCTACTTATACTTCAGATGTAAGTGGTTTATCATTTCAACTAAGAGATGTTTTAGACTTTAGACCAAGAGTGGATAATGCAAGTACAATAGATTCTGGTGGTGTTGATAGATCATTCGATGGTACTGGCGCTTCATCAATTGAGGTAATGAAAATTAATACAGATGTTACTGCTGACTTAGAATATTACTTAAATAAAAGAGCAAGAGTTTATTTAACTTCTCAAGGAAAATTTGAAGTTGTTGAAGGACCGTCTGCTATAAATCCATCATTTGGTGATACATTGAAAAATGCTATGCACCTATATGATTTAAATATTCCTGCATATACATTTAACACTGCTGATATTGCTATTATTCCTATTGAGAATAGAAGATATACAATGAGAGATATCGGTGGTCTTGCTAAACGATTAGAAAATGTTGAATATTATACTCAACTTTCTTTATTAGAAGCAAATGCTACTAATATGCAAATACAAGACGCTGATGGATTCGATAGATTTAAAAATGGTATTATTGTAGATAACTTTACTGGTCACGGTATTGGTGATCCAACAGATAACGATTACTCTATTTCTATGGATATGTCTGAAGGAGAATTAAGACCTGCGTGTCATTCTGATAATGTTAATCTAATAGAAGCGTCTAGTACACTTGGTGATTTTACAACTATGAATTCATCTGGATTTGCAATAAGTTCTACAGCTGCCGATGCTATTCGTACAACAAATGGTTATCAACTAACAGGTGATATAATTACTTTACCATATACAAACGAAGCATATATTACACAACCATTTGCAAGTACAACTGTTAATTTACAACCTTATGAAACTATTTCATATGTTGGTCAGATGTCTTTATCACCAGATCAAGATGAATGGAAAGATACTGAAACACTTCCTGAAATGACGGTTACAATTCCTGGTACATTCGATACCTTATCAGTTCTTGCTTCGCAAAATGCACAAGCACTTGGTTTAGGAACCGTATGGAATGAATGGAATAATAACTGGACAGGTGTTGATATTGCTGGTAGTGAACAGTCAATAACAAATACTACAACTGATATAAATACAACTAGAACTGGTACCTTTTG